TCAACGGCTTGGCGCCGTTTTCGCCCCTTCTTCGCTGCCCTCAAAGTTGCTCGGTGCCCGTTTGGTGCCCGTTTCGTTTTCTCGAAATGCGCAAACCTCCGCAGCGATCCATGCCTGCACCTCGCTCATCAGCCAGAGCGATCTCTTGCCGACCTTGATCGGCCTGGGAAAGGTTTTCTTCCCGATGCGGATGTAGATGTAGGCCCGACTGACACCGGTCAGCTCGCACACACGATCAATCGACAGTAGCTCTTCCAATTTTTCAGCCGCGCTCACGGCAGGCTCCTTTCAGTGCGGCTTGGCCGCTGCTGGGTGAAATGGTGATGCGCCGGCCTTCGGCGCGAAGCGAGTAGCGGCGCGGGCGTGTTGCAGCCGGCAGCCAGGGAAATCGACGGAGGAAGCCGGCGCGCAGCCGGTGTGCATTCGCATGCCGGAAGTGGCCCTCGTAGGAGGCCCAGATTGATCGCACAGCGCGGAAGTCGTCTGGCGTGCCGGTGATCCGGCCGCCGGCGCTGTGGGCGCTCTCCCAGGCCGCCAGCGCGGCGCGGGCATGCGAGACGACGCGCCGGCGCACGGTGGTGTGCGTCGGCCGCACCACGTAGCCCAGGAAGTCGATGCCGGCGGACAGCGGCTGCGGGTCGGCGTCCTCCTTCAGTGACAGGCGCAGCTCGTCGGCCAGGAACTGGATGATGCGGTCCTTCCACTCCAGCAACTGCTCGCGGCTGTGGTGCACCAGCACGAAGTCGTCCACGTAGCGCAGGTAGCGCCGCGCGCCCAGCGTGTGCTTGATGAACTGGTCGAGCCGGTCCAGGTAGACGTTGGCGAAGAACTGCGACGATAGGTTGCCGATGGGAATGCCGCAGCCGGCCGGGGCGTTCTCCAGCCGCTTGTGCGGAGGCACCAGCGCCCGGTCGGCCACCGGCGCGACGTGGCGCACCCCGATCTCCAGCGGTGGGCGCCGGAGCAGGGCATGCGTGGCTTTGCGCACGATCCATGGCACGCGGCGCCGCTCCATCCGCGCTTTGAGCATCCGGTACAGCGTAGGGCGGTGGATGCGGTTGAAGAAGTTGGCGATGTCGAGCTGCAGGTAGCAGCCGCCGCCCTGGCCGCTATGGACCTGCCGAACGAACGCCTGCAGCCGCCGCACCGCCGCGTGCGATCCCTTGCCGCGCCGGTTGGCGAACGAGTCAGCGATGAAGGTCCGCTCGTAGATGGCTTCCAGCCGTGGAATCAGCCAGTGGTGGACAACCCGGTCCCCGAAATCGGGGGCGTGGATCTCTCTGGCCTTCGGCCGGGTCGCTACGAAACAGGTGGTGGGCCGGGGCGACCAGGTTCCGGCGTTGATCTGCTCCTGCAGGTCCAGTAGCCGGTCGCCCCAACGGGTGTCGAAGTCGAGTTGATTGGCGCTCGGCACTTTCTGCCGGCGCGCCGCCTTCCATGCAGCATGGAGGTCGCGCAGCGTGACCTGCTGCGCTTCCCCTGCACCCTGAAACTCACGCGCGGGACCGCGCACGGCGCGCACGCGGTTGTTGTTGTCGCGGTTGTTGATGTTGGAATTGCCATTGTCGAAGTTGACGATCCAGGCGTTGTCCCCGCGATCTTGCAACCCATCCGCGCAGGCCAGCACCGGATAGCACGGACTCGTCATCGGTAGACCTCCCAGTTGGAGGTGCCGCGGGTACTCAGTTTCTCGGCACGCTGCGCATGGGCTTGGCGACCCTGCGCATTCTGGCCGGTGTTGGGGTGCGGACTGCTCTGCTGGCGATACCATCCTCCCGCTTGCTTGCCAAGCTCGCGGGCGATCCGGGCCAGCATCTCGAACTGCGCCAGGCTCGCAAAGGCGCGAAGCTGGCTGCACAGCTGCATCCTGATCTTCAACGCGTCCACTTCCCACACGACGCGCTCGACCAGGGCGAGCTGCTGCTTTCTGTCCCGCCACGCCCGATGGACCAACACAGTGATGCCCATCGCCTGCTGTCGCAGCTCCGCACCAGCGGTGTAGCGGTGCCGGCGAGGGAAGGCGGAGACCGCCCGCTCTATTTCGAGCAGCAGGCGTTCGGCGGTCTTGGCGATGGGTGGCAGCTGGAAGGTCATCGGGTTTCGGTCAGGTCAGGCCAAGATGCAAATCACTGACGCGCGGGACCGCGCACGGCGCGCACGCGGCCGTAGTTGACGCGGTAGTGGACGTAGGAACTGCCAAGGTCGAAGTAAACGATCCAGGCGTAATCGGAGTGGCCTGCGTCCTCGTCCTTCTCCTCGCTGGCGTCGTCGGTGGCGGTCCAGTACCAATCAGACTGGCAGTTAGGAAAGAATGCGGTATCGATAGCGGGGCGGCAGCGCGAGCGGTCGGCCAGCAGGAACAGCTCTTCGACTTCCGGCAGGCGCCAGTCGGTGAAGCCGCCGAACGCCTCCGCGTTGAGCTTCTCGACGGCGGCGAGCGCCTCGGCATGGCTCATGCTGCCGCCGGGAACGTCGTCCTGCGTCCAGTGCAGGTCGCGGGCCGGCTCGTAGACGACGCCGTCGGTGTGCTGGGTGAAGCGGGATTGCTCGGTCATGGTGCCCTCCAGGGCGTTGGTAGATGAAGCAGGGTCACGCCGGCGAAGGCGTGCATTGGGCTGCCAAGGCGTCGTATCGCTCGGCCTCGGCTAGATAGAACCGCACGCGCTCATCGCGGACGGATTGGGGAAAGTTGTAGGCGACGCGCGCTGCATCGGCGGCGACGCGATTGATTTCGGCCAGGCGCCGAGCGCGATAGCCGAAGATGTCGAGCTGCTCAGGCGCGCCGAGCATTGCCGCGCACCTTCGGGCTGTCGGGGAGGGCGACCAGGCGCTGCAGCAGCGCCGCGTGCTGTGGCCGGGTGAGGTCCAAGGTGCTTTCGCACCCGACCGCCCGGACATGCGCCCGGTAGGTCTCCTCGTCCAGGCCCTTCTGCCCGTGAGCAAGCCGGCGCAGCGCCTTCACCATGGCCGGACTGATCTTGAAGTCAGTCATCACCGGCGCCTCGCGGCCCATTCGCTTCGAGCGCGGCCCGGATGACCTGGCGCCAGCGGCTCGCCGCGGAGAGGCTCATCGGCCTGAACTTGCGGATCTCCTCCACGCTCGGCGCCCGGTCCCGGAATCGCTGGGCCAGCTGCACCGCAATCAGCATGGTCGGCACCCGGATCTCGCCGCGCTTCGCGTTCGGCCGCGCGCCGACAGCCTGGCAAAGCTGCGCGCCCTTACAGCCGTAGCGGAGGCGGGCACGGATAGCAGCGTCCGTAACCCCGGCGACCACGGCGATCTGCGGGACAGAAAGCCGGCCGTAGCGCCCGCAGTTGATCAGGACCGGCGGCCTACCGGTGCGCTTTCGCACCGGCTGCGCACCTATGGATGGCGCCAACTGCTTTATCGCGCTCATGCAGCCAGCCTTGCCGATGCATGCACCGGGTCCAAATTCGCCCTGGCCAGCGCTGCCATAGGCGGGGGGCTGACGCTGTTTCCAACCATGCGCACAGCGGCGGAAGTCGTGAGAGGCGTGCCGTTGGCAGTGCGGTCGATGATGTATCCCATCGGGAAGCCCTGCGCACGGTACAACTCGTGCGGTTTCAGCATCCGCAGTCCGATGTCCACGATGACATAGGGCGTGCCATGAATATGGACGGTTACCAGCGCTAGGCGGTCCCTCGTGGTTACGGTGTCTAAGGGATCGCGTAACGTCGGCACGTTCGCGCCAGTGCCGTAGTACTTCACCAGGAAAGCGGCGACGCGAAGGGCGCCGGCTTCCTGTTCGGGCGACAGCTGGGCCAGGTCGGCACTCACCAACCGTTGCTGGCTGCCGCTGGAGGTGATGGTGCTGACAGGGTCGCGCGCGTCGTTGCCGTCGCCCTGGTAGAAGCCGCCATTGGCCTGTTCAAGGAATGCGGTGGCTACGCCGTGATGACCGCCCTGCGCCGCAATCGTCGCCAGCGGCTCCTGAGGATCGGCGCCGGCCATGTTGTTGCGCAGAGTGACCAGGCTGGCAGCGGCCAGCGAATGTCCGCCGCTGCCGCTGGCCGTGACCGTTCCAACCGGGTTACGGGCATCTTTGCTGCCGTGTCCCCAACGCTGCGCTCCGCCGGGGCGGCCTTCGCCATGTGCCGCCTGGACCATCACGGGCGCTACCAGCGCCGCGTCGGCCTTCGTCGTCATGGTGTAGAGCGGTTCGCTGCCGGAGCGTGGCTCAGACTGTCCGGCCCGGCCGCCGACGCCTGCCAGGATAGGGGAGACCATCGAGAAGTGGCCTCCCTTCACGCCGGCGCAAACGGTGCGCAGCGGGTCGTCAGCAGCCATCGTGCGCTGATTGCTGGCGTTCGCATGCTCGGTGAGGAACGGCGCCAAGGCCGGCTCGGCCAACATCAGTTCCCCGCGGTTCGCTGCAGTGATCGTGCGCATCGGCTCACGCACGTCGTGCACGCGGTCGCCACCATGGTGAGTCACGGGCACGATGAACGGATCGGCTGCGTTGATGACGTGCCGCATGATTCCCTTGGCGATGCGGCGCATGGTGGCATCCGCCAACGGCCGGGCGCGGGTGAAGATCGAAGGGCATGGAATGGAGAAGTCCAGGCAGTCCGCGGCAGTGACGCGCGGCTTCTGGCCCGGGGCGCTCCCGTGGGTCGGCTCCGGCCAACGGATCGGCTCACCGTCGCGCCGTGCCAGCAGGAACAGGCGCTCGCGCGAGGTGCCGGCGCCGTAGTCGCTGGCAACCAGCTTGCGCCACTCCACCGCATAGCCCAGCGTCCTGAGGGCGCCGACGAACTGCCGCCAGGTGCGCCCACTGCGCCGCTTATCCGGAACCAACTGCTGGTTCTCAACCGGTACCCTCTCCCCGGTGGCCGCCACGGTGCCGTCCATCTTCAGTACGCGGCCGGTGGATTTGCAGCGCTTCGCTACCAGCGGCCCCCAGGTCAGGATCTGCCACACGTTCTCCATGCTGATGATCCGCGGAGCCGTGCTGGTTCCGTGCAGCCGGTCGGCGCGCAGCAGCTGCCCCACCCACTTCAGCACGACCCAGGACAGGGCGCGCGTCTTGCGGCTGCGCGGTTGTCCACCCTTGGCTTGGCTGAAGTGCGTGCAATCCGGCGAGGCATGAAACCAGCCGACAGCGCGACCGGCTACGTCCACGCGCGGGTCCGCATGCCAGATGTCTTCCCGGTGGTGAATCGTCAGCGGGTGGTTCGCAGCGTGCATGCCGATCGCGAGCTCGTCGTGGTTGTACGCAAGCGCGGGGTCGATACCAAGAGCCTGCTTCAGTCCCTCGGAAGCGCCACCGCCACCGGCGAACAGGTCCACCACGATCTCGCCAGGGCGCAGGCGGGAGCGCTGCGGCGGCGGGAAGTTGAAGGAGCGGGAACCGTCAGCCATTCGACACCCCGCGCCGTGGCTGTTGGCCTGCGTCAGCCCTTCGATCCAGTCGAGCGCATCCTGAGTGCTGTCGAAGTCCTGGAACTCGTCCTCGGCGAAAAGCTCGTCAACCTCCGGGCCGAACTGGACCTGCCAGCCGGGAACCATCTCGCCGGGTGTTGCCTGCCATCCGTAGATTGCCGACACGACAGTCAGGCCTTTGCGCTTCGCCGCGGCGATGATCTTGCGCTTGCTCACGGCTGCATCTCCGCATCGCCGGCCTGCGCCTTGGCGCTGGTGGCCCGCCTGATGCGCGGAATGTGGATGCGGCATAGGCGAAACTCCTTGCCGCAACGTGGGCATTCGGCGTTGACTGCTGCGTGCTCCCGGCCGATTCCATCCCTCGCCTGCAGATGAACGACGGCGTATTCCTCGCCCGGAGACCACCAGCCCTTGCGCCCGTATACCGGCGGCTGGTGGCCGAACATCTTGCAGAGGATGCTCATCGCTGCACCTCCGCGAACTCCACGATGTTGATGCTGCCTTCTTCCAGGCACTCGACGTTCCCGACGTTGAGGCCGTAGTACGTCGGCTCCCCATCGTCGTCGGTGGTCTGGCCCACCCACAGCACGCCGCCGCACCACGGCTCATCCTCGTCCGCGCCGCGGAGCGTATCCGCCAGCAGTTCCATGTTCTCCGGCGTCAGCTGCATGCGATCCGGCACCAGCGCCCAGCCGGCGGGAACCTGGAACGCGACACCGGCGCCCTTGGGGCTGGCGTCGAGTGCATCCAGCAGGGCCTTGATGTCCCCGCCCATGCTTGGGCAGCCGGCCGCGCCAGCGTAGGCCGCTAGGTTGCGCAGTCGCTCAACTGCATCAGGGTCGATCCCCGGCGCTGCGGGGGTGCTGGCCGCGGCAGCCCTGGCAAGGATTCGGAACGCCTCGCGCGCGGTCTCCTTTTCCGCGATCTGCAGCGGGTCATGCTCGTCGGGCCACCGGGCGTTTGCGTATGCGCGCAGCGCGTCGCCAGGGAGAACTCCGGTCCTCTGCCACGCGAGAATTTCCTTGCAGCGCTCGATCAGATCGGCCGGCGCTGCGGTGACGGGGGCGGCGCCGGAAAGTAGCGCTTCGGCGGTGGCGAGCGCATCCGCGTGCCGTTTCATGGCTTCGGGGTAGATGTGCGCAAAGGGCTGGCTGTTCTTCAGTGCCTCCACGATCAGCCCCACAGCCTCCTGCGCTGCGGCGGGCTGAGTAGTCAAGTTTTGCTTGACAACTGCCGATGCCGGATCGTGCTGCTCGTTGTGTACGTTCATGCGTTGGCGTCCTTCTTGCCAGGGCGATGGGTGTACCGGGCGCGTCCCGGCAGATCGGGGATGAGGAGCTTCTGTGCCGTCGGCGCGCTGTAGCGCGCAACGCGGCAGGGCTTGCCGCGGCGGTTGTGGACCACGACCGCCGTCGAGTGGATGACATAGCCATCCCGGCGCAGGTCGTAGACGCGCGCGCTGGCGCGGGCGATGCCGAGTTCGCTCAGGATCTCCATGGCGGTCATCGGCTTCTTGGAGATGGCGTCCAGGAGCAGGGCGGATTGGGCGTCGTCGGACATGGCCACCTCAGAGCGACAGCTGGAGTTGCGGCATGGCCGGGAAAACCCTGCGCGGCGTCCTGGGCGCGCGGCGCGCGGCCGGCTGCTGGTGCATCTGCTCCCATTCCGCCAGGGCGCGTTCGTACTCGGGGTGCCGCGCGGTGTGGCTGCAGGCGCACTCGATGCCGTGTCCGCCGCCGGCGGAGGCCCGGCGGAGGTCATGGATGTGGCGGGCGGCGTGGCCCTTGCTGCAGGGCGCGATCGGTTCGGGGTGGCTGATCATGCGTTGCATGGGCTTCTCCTGGGCCGCGTCAGGGCGCGGCGCTGACGAACGCGAGGTCGTAGATGACGCAATGCACCCGGGCCGCCGACGGGGTTTCGGCGTTCACCACGGAGGACAGGGGGGCAACCGCAGTTGCCCGGGTGCATGCGTCGGGGGAAACGGAGTAGGAGCCGCTGGTCACGGCGTCGACTGCATCGAGCGCGGCCTGCCAGCGGCGCGGCTCGAAATCCTGCGTCAGCGCGGTGCCGACGCCGGCCGCGCAGTTCGGCACGCGATCAGCAACCCGGAAGCCGTTCAAGGCGGTGTGGGCGATGGTGGCGCGCAGGCCCCAGTCGTCGTGCTGGGCCAGGTCGTAGACCGCGAGCGCAGCGCAGATCCGCGGGCTCGTCACGATCAGGTCCGCCGGGATGGCGACTTCGCCGTCCACGGTCAGTACGGCGGATGACACCGGCTCAGGGTGGACCGGCGCGGCGCAGCCGGCCAGGGCGAGCAGCAGGGAGGCGATGAGGGCGCGCCTCAGCGCCGCGACTACGTTGGACTGCAGCGCGCCCATGGTTCAGCGCTCCAAAGAGGCCGAGGACTGACGCGCGGGACCGCGCACGGCGCGCACGCGGTGGTAGTAGCCGCGGCTGTTGAGGCCGGAACCGCCATTGGCGAAGCTGACGACCCAGGCGTAGTCCTTGTCGCCGGCGTAGGCCGTGGAAGTCCAGAACCAGGTATTCGGGGTGTTCGGGAACGCGTCAGTGTCGATGGCCGGCGAGTAGCGCGTGTCGTCCACCAGCGTCAGCAGCTCGGCGCGGGTCGGCAGTCGCCAGTCGTCATGGTCGCCCAGGCGCAACTCGGCGCAGGCCTGCACGGCATCGGCGTGCTTCATCGACTCGGCGAAGGGGATGGCCTGCCACTCCAGCCCGGTGGAGGTGTCCAGGACGGTCTCGTGGACCGGCGGCGGGGTGGGGACGATCTTCTGGAAGCGGGGAAGCGCGGCGGTGCCGGACATTTGCGGTCTCCGTGCCCCGGCCCGGGATGGGCTGGTCTTGGGGCGACGGATGAAAGTTACTGAAAGGTAACTTATCAGTCAATACCAAAAAGTAACTCATACGCGGTGCTTCATGAACGCGTACAGACTGAGGATGCCGGACCGCTGGGTGCGGTCTCGCCGAGCAGTGGTGTCAATGCCGCAGGGTGATAGGTGCCAACCAATGGGTAGTTTTACTAATGACCGCGCAGCGCCATAAAGTTATGATCCCTGCGCCCAGGAAGGGCTCTCAGGGGGAGTAGCCGATGGCGGACGCAGTAACGATTAAGCATGTTGAGCACGGCACTTACACTCGTGCTATGGCCAGTGGAATTACGCTGGCTGGCCCAAGCCCCGATGGGTTTGTGCATCTTCAGTTTTGGCGAGAAGCTCTTCGTATGGTTGAGGAGCACTTCACGCAGGAGACATTTAGTCAAGACGGCGTTGAAGTCGCCCAATTGAAGCCCAACGGCAATGCATCCGAGACGTTTAGAGAGGACGTGGCTACGATCATTGTGCCGATCCAGAAGTTCTCAGAGTTTTGCGACACCATGTGCAAGATGAGGGATGCAATTCCCAAGGCCCTCGCGGCACGCGAAGCCGCCATGGCAAAACACACGGGTACCTAATCATGGCGGACGTCGATAAGGCCGGGTGCCCCGGCTTTGTTGTTCAGTTCCCGTCAGCCATTGTGTCCTCATCTCCTGTCGGAGTGAGAACCGTTGTTGTTAGGGTAGGGCCGTCCGCTCCGGTGTTGAAGACTATCGAGCCTGCGGTGTCCAGCGGAGCTACAAACCTTGTGAACGACATGAGCGATCTGGAAAAGCGCCTGCGTGGGGTGGAAACAGATGTCGCTACAATTAAGGAGCGACTGACCCACATGCCCACGAAGCTGGAGATGCAGTCAATGCTAACCAGCGCGCAGACGAAAATTTTGCTGGCTATTGCGACTCTAGCCATTGGGGCGGGATTGAAGTGGTTGTGGCCTGTCCTTTTCGCAGGTCACACTGCAGCTTCCTGATACATGCCGGCCGATGCAAAGAAAAAGCCCCGATAAAGCGGGGCTTTTTCTTTGCCTATTCATGATCTATGGTGCTGCCTACAGCCGTCGCAGCCCAAGCCCGATCAGCGCCTTGCCGCATACAACCAGGTCGCTAGGGTTGATGCGCCACTCTCTGAAGTCCGGATTGCTGCTGACCACATAGAGCCCATCGACGCGCTTCTGAAGCATCTTGATCTGAGCTTCGCCGTCCACGTTGATGAGGTAGTAGTCGTCACCGTCGAAGTAGGTACACGAGGTGTCGATCATCACCACATCGCCATCTTCGATCTTGGGTCGCATCGACGGCCCGCGGCCAGTGATGAGCTTCATTCGGCCAGGCGCAGGCAGGAACCCAAGCTTCCGGCGGATCTCCCACTCGGCGACATCCACTGTCCGGATCACCTCCGGATAGTCTGCGTTTGCAACGCCGGCCCCCATGCCTGCCGCTCCTTCGAACAAGTCGAAGCGAACATAGCCGGCAGGCGTCGCAGAACCATAGACAGCCTTCGGCTCCTCGACGCCGTAGGGGTGGACCGAGACGGGGAGGTAGAGATCCTTCTCCGCCTCCGACAGGGGCCTGACCAGGTAGTCCTTCGGCATGCCCGCGGCGAGCTCTACTTGTTCTGCCTTCTTCTCGCCGAATGATTTCCTACCCGTCTGCAGGTTCGAAACCTCCGTAGGGTCGAGGAAGCCCCCGCGCGCGGCCACGTCTTCCAAGAACGCCTTCCGCGAGCCTTGGAACCTGTCTCGTATCCAGGACCTGAGCCTGGCGCGCCTAGCGGCGACTAGTGGTGTGTCTTCAGCAGCCATGAGCGCAGTGTCCGTTACCTTCCAGTAAGTGACCAAAAGGTATTGACAATGAGTGACCAAAAGGTATCGTTGTGCGATGGACACTCTCCGCACCTACCTCAGTTCTATGCCCGTTTCGCAGCAGGCGGACTACGCCAAGCGAGCGGGAACAACTATCGGCTACCTGCGCAAGGCCTTGAGCAAGGGGCAGCGTTTTGACGGTGCGCTCGCCCGCCGCCTGGACGAGCAGAGCGGGGGAGCTGTCTCGCGCCTCGAGTTGCGCCCCGACATCTTCGGCGAAGACACCAGCCAGCCGTCTGGCCTCGCCGCCCAACTGGATGCTCGCATGAGCAAGCGCGCGCTGCGCGCCCGCCTGGCTCTGTCCACCGACAAGCAGCTGGCGAAGGTGCTGCAGCTGCCCGTCGAGCAGGTGGAAGGCTGGGAGGAGGAGCGCGCGCTGCCGGCCGTTCCGGAGGTGCTGCGCATGCTCGGCGCCCAGGCTCCCGACGCCCCGGCGCCCCAGGAGCCCGAGGACCCCGATGCGTCGCGCATCGTGCCAGTGGAGACCGCCTGAGATGAGTTCGATTCCGTCCATGGGATGCAGTCTGCCGGGCGCAGCTGCCGATGGCATGAAGCTGGGGAGGCAGTTTCTGCCTCCGCGCTCGCAGGTGATCTACGCCTATACGCACCGCCTGCTCAACGAGACCGCGACGAACGCCAACAGCTTCGCCATGCAGGTGGCGGAGAACTACTTCGCGCTGGTGGCGCCGCACATGCGGGACAAGAAGGCGGTGCCGTTCCGGCTGGGGGAGGGCGACGACCTGGCCGACGCGCTCAAGGCCAACGGCCAGGCGCTGCGGCGCTACATGGATGGCACGGTGAAGACCCTGCCGGCCGACCTTGAGGACGCCTGGGTGCTGAGCCTGCCGGAGCCGTATCGCAGCGACTGCGAACGCGACCTGGCCGCACGGCGGGGCATGCTGCCGGTCCGCCTGGCACACATCGCGCCCGATGCGGACACGGCAGGGATCGGCAGCCTGATGGCGGACTTCGGCCAGCTGGTGACCGCGCTGACGCCGGCCATCTCGGATGGCGTCATCGATGAGCGAGACCGCCCGCATGCCAGGAAGATCGTGAACGCATGTCAGGACGTGATCATCGCTGCGGTGACGGTCGAGCGGCGGTTCGTGGCCCTGCTGGGAGACCAGCGATGAGTCATGACGCGAAGCCAAAGCCGCGGGCGGTGGGCCTTGCCCGCTACTCGGATCAGCAGTTGCGCGCCGAACTTGATCGTCGGGCGCGCGCTGCAGGGAAGCCGGCGGCGCAATGGGTCGGCAAGCGATCGGAGTACCTGCGCAAGACGGCAGCCGAGTTGCAGGCACAGTTGGACGATCTGCTGCAGGACCGCGTTCCAGCGGGGCAGATGCTGGCCGTGAAGCGCGCCCGCGTGCGCTCGCTCGAAGATCGGATCAACAAGAACCTGCGCTACGCGAAGCTGGCAGAGGCGGAGGGGAACTGACGTGAGCGCGCGAATGACCGGCATGGTGTTCGACCGCTACCACGCAGGCGGCGGCGAAATGCTCCTGGCGCTGGCCCTGGCCGATCACGCCCACGACGACGGCACCCACATCTTCCCCTCGGTGGCGCTGCTGGCAGCCAAGACGCGGCAGTCCGAGCGCACGGTTCAGTACCAGCTCCGCGCCATGCAGGCGGCCGGGTGGCTCGTTCTGGTGAATGCCGGGACGGGTGGTCGACTGGCCGGGCAGGGCTACGCCGGGCGCCCCCGCGAGTACCGCATCAACCCCGAATGGATTAAGGGTGCAGAAGTTGCACCCTTAAGAAGCGATGCCGAGAAAGGCGACCTGAATGCAGGGCGCGCGAGCTGCGCTGAGCGTAAGGGTGCAAATTTTGCACCCTTAAACGAGGGCGGTAAGGGTGCAGATTCGGGGGCTAAAGGGTGCAAAACGGCGTCGTTAAGGGTGCAAAACGGGGCACTTAAGGGTGCAACAGCTATTGCACCCGAACCAAAAGCAACCAAAAGCAACCAAGAGCAACCCACACCGCGAGCGTGTGTGACGGGCCGGCTGCCCGAGTCGGACATCGACTGGGAGCTGGCGCCGCTGGGTCAGCTCCCCGCCGGGCTCGACCGCGAGGTCATGGCGCAGTTCGTCCGCCATCGCCGGGTCATCAACCGAACGCTGTCGGTGCAGGGCTGGATGCAGATCCTGCCCATGCTCCGGTCCATCGCCGACGCCGGCGGGGACATGAACCAATCCCTCCGCGACGCAATGGCCGCCGGCCTGTCGCTCCCCGTAATCCCGAAATCAGGAGGCCATGCCCATGGAACAGCTGCACAAGGTTCTGCCGCCGGAGTCTCCCAGCTCCGGGCCGAGTACGAGCGCCGCCACGGTGGTAACCGCGCTGGCCGCGCAGGCCCAGGTGGACGAGCAGAGCCGGCCGGCAGCGTCATCGACGGAGAGTTCTCCGTCGTCGGCTGATGCGAGCCCGCGCGCCATCGAGGCGCTGTGGACCCTGTGGGAGCGCATGGATGCGATGTTCCCCGGGAAGTGGGGGCGGGATAACGGCAAGGCGCCGGCCCATCCGCACGGCCCTCTGACCATCGCCGGTGAGACGTGGCTGGTCGCGTTGAAGGGGCTGCTCCCGCGGCAGGTCGCAGACGGGATGGCGGCGTGCCTGAGGGCAGGGCTGGAGTGGCCGCCGAACCCGGCGAAGTTCCGCGCGCTGTGTCTGGGCCTGCCGTCCTTGGCCCAGGTGGAGCAGGAGATGCGCCCCGGCCAGGATCGCAGCCCGTTCTCGGTGCTGGTGCGTTCGATGATCGACCTGCACGCGTTCAACACCGCTGACGGCTACCAGCAGTCGCGCATGATCTCCGCGGCATACGACCAGGCCTTGCGCCACGTCTCGGCCGGCGGCGCGCTGCCGGCTGCTGTGCCGGCTCTCCCGCACGTGCCGCCCACGGCCCCGGTGGTGTCGAACCGCGAATCCGCGGCCGCGGCCATGGCGCGCGCTGCCCGGGAGCTTGGATTCGACGGTGAGGGCGGTGCCTGATGGCAATGGCTCATTCGACCGGCGCGCCGACTGCGGCGGAGGCTGAGCGCATGGTGTCGGCGAAGGAAGGCCCCTGTATGGCGTGCTTGGCGCTCGTCACGGCCGACCTGCTGGCGCCAGAGCTAGTGGTGATCGGCTGCGACTACAACCACGCGAAAAGCGGAAACGTCCGCCGCGGGCACATGTTCGGGTATGCGCTGTGCGCCTGGCATCACCGACGCCACCCGCTGGAGGGGAACACCTTCGCGTGGATGCGGGCGATCTACGGCCCGAGCCTGCTTGATGGCTCGCGCGTGTTCCACGAGACCTACGGCTCGGACGACGAGCTGATCGAGCAACAGACCTACGTGATCGAACAAAGGAGAGCGGCATGAACAACGTGCGCGAGCTGCTGGCGCGGCTGAACCCCACCGTTGCCAGGCTGGACGGCGCGGCCGGCGGTGGCGTGGTCGAACTGAGCAATATCGACATCGCCGGCGCGCTGGGCATGGTGCCCGCCGGTATCGGCCGCGACCTGCTGGAGCTGCTGCACGGCCCGGACCCCAGCCGCGGCGACATCTTGCGCGTGCTGGAGGGCATCACGCGCATGGCGCTGGAGGAAAGGAACCGGCGGTCGAAGGACTACGCCGACGCGCGCGCGACCTGGGGCATCGCCGAGTGCATGGCCCGGTTCAACCGCGACAGGGAGGAGCGCACGGTGCGGCAGCTGGAAATCCTCAAGGCGAGGGTCGCCGTTGCCCGCGACCGGCTGTGGCCCGAGCGCCTGGAGGAACGTCTGCCGGAGATCGCCACGGTGGCAATCGGTTACATGAAGGGCGAACGCCTCAGCAACCGCGAGCGCGCCGCCGTGCTGGGCGTGGGCGATTCGACGTACCGGGAAGGGTGGGCGGAGGTGGTGGATTGGCTGCTGACCCAGATGCTGGAAGCGGAACAGTGCGCAGCGAACCGGTTCTGTCACGCGCTCCAGCAATCGGCAGCGTAGTGCGCGGGTGACAGCCGCGCGATTTCGGCTCTACATTCCTACCATCACGCGACGAAAGCCCGGCACCGCCGGGCTTTTTCTTTTCATCCGATCACCACCGTGCCGAAAACCCCTCCGCTCGCCGTGAGGCGATTGGGGCTGGCTCGCGCTACCACCTCAGCGGCAGTGCGCCGGCTACCGCCATGGCCGGAGCCGCCTAGCCAGCGGTGGTGATCGGACCCTTTACGCCCGCCCACCCTCACCGGAGCAACCATCGGAGCCAGCCGGCTGCGGTGGCGGGCGCCCCATTGCAATCTGAGGTTCTGCATGGACAAGAAACCGACCCCCCGCGGCGTGCGGAACAACAACCCGGGGAATATCGATCGCACTGCGATTCCGTGGCAGGGCGAGGACCGCAGCCCGGAGGCCATGAAGCGCGAACCGCGCTTCTGTGTGTTCCTGACGCCGCAGGCGGGGTTCCGCGCGCTGGCGAAAACCCTGCTCACGTACCAGCGGAAGCATGGGCTGCGCACGGTGCGAGAGATCATCAACCGCTGGGCGCCGCCGTCGGAGAACAACACGTCGGCCTATGTTGCCCAGGTCGCGCGGGAGGTGGGCGTCGGGGCGAACGAGATCATCGGCCTCCACCGGCAGGTAACCCTGCAGCGGCTGGTGACGGCCATCGCTCGGCATGAGAACGGCGGGCTTTTCTGGCCGGAGCCTGTGATCGAGGCGGGCGTGCGGGAGGCATTGGCATGATGCCGGACGCGGTTCCCAAGAGCATGAGCGAGTGGGCCCTACTGCTGGTGGCGTCGCTGGCCGGCTGGTTCAGCGGCAGGGCAGGGCGCAAGCGCGACGACCAGGCAATCACGACGGAGTCGCGGCTGTACGAGACCGTGCGGCAGGAGCTGGACCGCCTGAACGAGAAGGTCGAGAAGCTGGAGAAGCGGAGCGGCCGCATGTTGAACCATATCTACCGGCTGGAAGGGCTGATGCGCGCGGCTGGTTTGGAGCCGCCGCCGTTCGATCCGGACAGCGAGCACGCGGCGGGAGGGACGGACTGATGAACAACAACGAGTTGACCAACAAGGCGCGCGGCATCGCCGCTTGCCTCACGTACAACGAGGGCGAGCACGAGGCGGCCGCTAAGCACATGCTCCGCGAGCTGGCCCATCGGCTTGATAGTTGCAACCTGCGGGTCCGCAAGGAGAAGGATGGGCTTCTCCTGCTCAACGGCACTGGCAAGTCGCGCTTCATGACCTTCAAGGAGCGGATTGCGTACGCCATCTTCGGCGTGCTTCCGGCCAAAGTATGAGCCGCGCCGGTCTGCTCGCTGCCTTCGACCCGTTGCGCCCTTACGCGGACCTGACCCGCTGGGCGGCCGGTTTGCTGCTGGCCCTGCTGGTGTTGGCGTTCGGCTACCGCTGGGGCGGCTCGCACTGGCGCGGCGAGTACCAGGCCGAGGCTCAGGCCCGCGCTACCGAGAACGCCCAGCACGCGGCGACGCTCCAGCAGCTGGCGGAAGCCACCGCCGCCGTTGCCGCCAAGGCGCGCGCTGCATCCACCGCCCTGGCCGCGAGCCGGCAGGCGAACGACACCCGCTACAACGAGGCCCTGAACGATGCGAAACGCGCTCAACGTGACCTGGCCGCTGCTCTGCGCCGCGGTTCTGTGCAGCTGCGGCCGGAGTGGTCCTGTGGTTCGCCCGGAGCCGGCGCCGGTGGAGCTGCGGGCCTTGCCCGAGGACAAGATGCTGCCGCCGAACTTCGGTGGGCAGGCGCGACGCATCTTGTTGCAGCCGGAGACCGGGCAGACGCATGGATCGGTTGGCTCCAACGGGAACTGACCGACACCCGGCAGGCGGTCATTGCTGCCGGCTGCGCCATCGAGGTTCCCGACCGGTGAAGCGCAAGGCCGGCGGTGGTCACCTCGCGCTCGGCCGGCTCAAGGCCGGAAAGATGAACCAGACCGAAGCGGCGTATGCGGAGTGGCTGCGCGCGCTGCAGCACGCAGGGGAAATCCTGTGGCACCGGTTCGAGGGCATCAAGCTGCGGCTCGCAGACAACACGTTCTATACACCGGACTTTGCGGTCCTTGCGGCGGACGGCGTGATGGAGCTGCACGAGGTGAAAGGGTTCTGGCAGGACGATGCCAGGGCGAAGATCAAGATCGCGGCCGATCAGTACCCGTTCCGGTTCATCGCGGTGCGCGTGCGCCCGAAGAAGGACGGCGGCGGCTGGGCGGTGGAGGAGTTCTGATGTCGGAGACGGTCACATCATCCATCGGCTGGCGCTGGTGGGTGCGCTGGTATCTGCGCGCCGTGGTGTGGTTCGCCCGCGAGACCGGGCTGCAGCCGGACTGGCAGCGGGTGGAGTGGTGGATACGGCGCGGCCTGGTCGTGCGAGTTGTGCGCCGCAGGCGCGGGAGGGTGTGATGGGCAACGACATGCAGCAGCCGGACACGCTGCTACGCATCACCGAACGCCTACTGGCGGCGGTGGAGGAGCAGGGAAGGCAGATCGGCGAGCTGGCAACCCATGTGGGCCTGCTCACGCAGTCGGTGGCCCAGCTGCTCGGAGAGGAGACCGGACACCCGGTGGACGACGAGCAAGAGCAGCCTCCCCAGCGCGTAGACCTGGACGGGAACCCGTACTGATGCCGACCCGGCCGCCACAGCACCGCGCCCCGGGCTGGCGGCCCTACAAGGAGCCGGCCAAGCAGGTGCGCCGCCGGCAGACGCGGCGCGCGCTGCCCACCAACTCGACGGCTTGGCGCCGGATAAGGGAAGTGCAGCTGTCCCGCGAGCCGTTGTGCAGGGAGTGCGCCAAGGCCGGCAGGGTGCGGGCAGCAACCGACGTGGACCACATCGACGGCGACTCGGGCAACAACGCCGACGACAACCTCCAGTCGCTGTGCCACAGCTGCCACAGCGCCAAGACGGCCCGGGAGAACGGCGGGTTCGGCCGAGACACCGCGGAGCCCAGCTATCCACAGAAAGATGAACGAAATGGGGAGGGGGAGGGCAAAAGTCCAGGGCGGTCTCAGCCCGATACGTGCGCGCCCCTTTCTTCGCGCGTCCGCAGAATTTGAATTTCAGGTACGGGAGGTCAGATGGCTCGCCATCGACAGCCGAGGGAGTTGGCCGAGCTGAAAGGCGCGACCAAGAAAGACCCTCAGCGTTACAAGAAGGAGCCGCCCAAGACGGGGAAGCCGTTGGGCAAACCTCCTGGTCACCTGCCGGACGAAGTGTCCGAGGTGTGGCAAGAGCTGGAGAAGTGCGCCCTGCCGGGTGTGCTGACCAGCGCCGACCGATTCATCATGGAAGTGGCGTCCTCGCTGCTTGCCGAGTTTCGCGCCAGCCGCGGCGAGTTTGTCGCGGCGAAGTATTCCCACCTGATCGGCTGCCTGGCTCGGCTGGGGCTGACGCCGGCCGACCGGCAGAAGCTGGGAACCGAGAAGCCCCCGGAGGGCAATCCTTTCGACGAGTTCTAGCGCATGACGCCGACCGAATCTGCCAAGGACTACGCGCGCGGCGTCGTGGCCGGCAAGATCCCGGCCGGCAAGTACGCGCGGCTGGCCTGCCAGCGGTTCCTTGACGATCTCAAGCGCCGCGGGCCAGATTGGCCGTACAAGTACGACGCCGCCAAGGCCGACCGCGCGGTGCGCTTCATGGAGATGATGCCGCACACCAAGGGCAAGTGGGCGGCGCAGCGCCAGAAGCTGGTGTTCCAGCCTTGGCAGCACTTCATCGAGTGCAACCTGTTCGGCTGGGTCTACAAGGGCTCCGGCCTGCGCCGGTTCCGGGAAGCCTACGAAGAGGTGCCGCGCAAGAACGGGAAGTCGTTGCGCCTGGCCGCGCGCGGTCTGTACCTGTTCGCGGCAGATGGCGAGGCCGGCGCCGAGGTCTACTCAGGCGCGACCAGCGAGAAGCAGGCGTTCGAGGTCTACCGGCCGGCGTGGCAGATGGTGCAGAAGCTGCCGGCGCTGCGCGCCCGCTTCGGCATCGATCAGTCGGGGAACCCCAAGAACCCCGGCCCCATGTTCGTCATGGAGGACATGTCGAAGTTCGAGCCGATGATCGGCAAGCCCGGCGACGGTTCCAGCCCGCACGCCGCGCTGGTGGACGAATACCACGAGCACGACACCGACCACATGGTCGATGCCATGCAGACGGGTATGGGTGCGCGCGAGCAACCGCTGTTGTGCATCATCACCACGGCCGGCACCAACCTGGCCGGGCCTTGCTACGAGAAGCGGCGCGATGTGATCCGCATCCTGGAGGGCGAGGTCCAGGACGAAACCGTGTTCGGGGTCATCTACGGCATTGACGAAGGCGACCGCTGGGACGATCCGGCGAGCCTGCGGAAGGCCAACCCGAACTACGGCGTGTCCGTGTTCGAGCCGTTCCTGTTGGCGCAGCTGGCCCAGGCTAAGCGGTCGGCGCGCAAGCAGTCCGCGTTCCGGACAAAGCACCTGAACGATTGGGTCGGTGCGCGGCTGGCGTGGATGAACATGCTGGCCTGGCAGCGGCAGAAGCGGTCCTTCGGGATTGACGATTTCGCCGGCTGCCCGTGCTGGATCGGTGTTGACCTGGCATCGAAGATCGACGTTGCGGCGGTCGTCCTGCTGTTCGAGAGCGACGGCAGCTACTACGCGATCCCGCGCTTCTACGTCCCGGAATCGGCCGTCGAGGAGAACGAGCACTACCAGCTTTTCGTCATGGACGGGCTGATGGTCTCCACGCCGGGGAACATGACGGACTACGGCTTCATCGAGGAAGAGTTGAAGGAACTGGCGGCCCGCGGCGTCGATGTGCGCGACATCGCATACGACCCGGCGCAGGCCACTTACCTGATGACCCGGCTGGGGCAGGAGGGCTTGCCGGTGGTGGAGATGGCGCAGTCCGTGCGCAACCTCTCCGAGCCGATGAAAGAGGTTGAGGCGCTGACGCTGGCGCGGCGCCTCTGGCACGACGGCAATGCGGCGATGACCTGGATGGTCGGAAACGTGGTGGCGCGCGTCGATGCAAAGGAGAACGTCTACCCGCGAAAGGAACGGGACGAGAACAAGATCGACGGCGCAGTGGCGCTAATCATGGCGATGGCCCGCGCGATGCAGGTGCAGGAGCCGACGCAAATCCAACAGGGCTTCGTGGTGATGGAATGATGCTTGGACTATTCGACAACAGCCGGCGCCCGGACCTGCGAGACCGGATCGAGCCGACCATTGGAAACGTGGCGGAGGGGGAGACGGTTTCGTCCTCCAGCCTGCGCATGTTCGAGATTTTCGGCAATCCCACCACCGCATCAGGCGCGGTCGTGAGCCCCGCGACCTCCATGCGGGTGTCGGCGGTATTCGGGTGCGTGACCCTGATCGCCGGCGCCATCGCGCAGTTGCCGCTACCGGTGTTCGAGCGTACCGGCGAGGCCCGCGTACGCGCCGACCACGATTATTGGTGGCTGCTCAACGAGCAGTTTTCCGCGGCGTGGCCGGCGGGTGCCGCCTGGGAGTTCCTGGTCGCGCAGATGCTGCTCCGTGGCGATGGTATCGCGTACATCACGCGCACCCCGCGTTCTGGCAAGGTGACCGGGTTCATCCCGTGGCCACGCGACAGGGTGATGATCCTGGAGCAGCCGAAGTCGAGTCCCCGCGATCCGCGGCGTCTGCAGTACACGTTCCACGACGACGATGGATACTTCACCGTCGATCAGGACGACGTGCTGCACTTCCCGTGCTTCGGCTTCAACGGCACGCACGGGATGTCGGTCATCCAGTGGGGCGCGCGCAACGGCATCGGCATCGCCATCCAAGGCGACGAGCACGCCGGCAAGTTCTTCGCCGAGGGTGGAAAGCCAGAGGTAGCGATTACCACCCCGAAGGAGATGGGGCAGGGCGCGCAGGACGACTTTCGCGCCGCATGGGTGAAGAAGTACGGCGGCATGCAGGGCAACCGGCGAATCCCGCTGATCCTGACCGAAGGGCTCGACATCAAGGAACTCACGATGTCGGCGGTGGACCAGCAGCTGCTGGAATCCCGGCAATGGCAGGTGATCGACATCGCGCGCGCGTTCGGTGTGCCGCCGCACATGATCGGCGAGACCAGCAAGGCCACGAGCTGGGGAACCGGCATCGAGCAGATGGGCATCGGTTTCGTGAAGCACACCCTTGGCCCGCACCTGCGCCGGATCAAAGACGAGCTGAACCGAAAGCTCTTTCGGACCGTTCGCTACTTCACGGAGCACAACGTCGACAGTCTGCTGGCCGGCGACTCCAAGGCCCAGGCGGAGTACTTCGGCAAGGCGCTCGGCGGCCCCGGCGCCCAGGGCTGGATGACCGTCAACGAGGTTCGCCGTCTCAAGAACCTGCCTCCCATCCCAGGGGGCGACGTGCTGTACCGACCGAAAGACCCGGCGCCGGCCAAGCCGCCGCCCGACGACAACGAAGGAAACTCAGATGCCGATCCCGAAGCTGCTCCAACTGGCGAAGAATAACGCCGGAAAGTCCAAGCCCGTCCGCGCCGAGTCGGACGGCAAGGAGGCCACCATCTACCTGCACGGCGTCATCGGCGGATGGTGGGGTGACATCGACGAAACGATGTTCGCCCAGGCTATGGCTGGCATCGATGCCGACGTGATCCACCTGCGCATCGACTCGCCTGGCGGGGATGTGTTCGCCGCGCGCTCGATGATGACCGCAATTTCCCAGCACCGGGCGACCGTCATTGCCCACGTCGATGGTCTTGCCGCCTCCGCCGCGACCGGCATCTGTATGGCCTGCGACGAGGTGGAGATCACCCAGGGCGCCGGCTTCATGATCCACAACGCCTGGACCATCGCCATCGGCAACAAGGCGGACATGAGCAAGACCGCTGACCTGCTGGGGAAGATCGACACCGGCCTGGCCGGCGACTACATCCGGCGCACGGGCAAGGACGAGGCCCAGATCGTCCAGTGGATGGACGAGGAAACGTGGTTCACCGCCGACGAGGCGAAGGAGCACGGTTTCGCTGATCGCGTGGTTGAGGTCGTGAGCAAGAAGAAGGCCGGCAACAAGTGGGACTTGTCGGCCTACAGCAACACGCCGGCCGCGCTCCTGCGGCCCGAGAACAGCGCGGATGATGGCGAGGACATCACCGCCCACCAAAGTGCCCTGTCGCGCCGCTTGGCGCTTCTGGAGCGCGCCCCAGCGTAAGCGGCTCCCGCTTGCCACACCCCCGACCGCCGAAAGGCGGTTTTTTATTGCCAAGAGGATCGACACCTATGCCTTTCAACATCCAGGCCGAGCGGGAGCGCCGCACCCAGCTGGCGAAGGACACCCGCAACCTGCTGGACACCAGCACCGGCAACGGCAACACCTGGACCGCCGAGGACCAGAAGAAGTACGACGACAACGTGGCTGAGATCGAGCGCATCGATGCGGCCATCGAGCGTCACCAGAAGGTGATGGACCTGACCGCGGACAATGCCATGCGCGAGCGCGGCGCCCGCGAGCTGGGCAACGACGACGACGCCGGCGGCAAGAAGCCGTCCAACGAAATGCGCCTGTTCGACCGCTGGGCGCGCGGCGGCGATAGCGCGCTGTCGGCCGAGGACTGGAAGCAGGTCAACGCCGCCATGTCCGGCAACCCGGCGCTCAATCCCGAGCAGGGCGGCTACACCGTGCCCACCACGCTGGCCAAGCAGATCCTGGACGCGCTGAAGGCGTATGGCGGTATGCGCCAGGTGGCGGACGTGTTCAGCACCGCCGGCGGCGAGCCGATGCAGTACCCGACCAGCGATGGCACCTCGGAAGAGGGTGAGATCGTGGCGGAGAACCAGTCGGCCACCGACGCGGATGTGTCCTTCGGCACCAAGGGCCTGCAGGTCTACAAGTACAGCTCCAAGGTGGTCACCGTGCCGTGGGAGCTGCTGCAGGACAGCACCGCCGACATCGCCGGCTTCATCGAGCGTCGCCTGCAGTCGCGTCTGGGCCGCATCACCAACCGCCACTACACGCTCGGCAGCGGCACCGGCCAGCCGATGGGCATCATCACTGCGGCGAGCGTCGGCAAGATCGGCGGGGTGTCGGCGCTGCCGGTCATCACCTACGACGACCTGGTGGACCTGGAGCACAGCGTCGATGCGTCCTACCGCGCTGCTGCGAAGTGGATGCTCCACGACGACATGCTCAAGCTGGTGCGCAAGGTCAAGGACGACCAGGGACGCCCGATCTTCGTCCCCGGCTACGAGCAGGGCAACCCGGGCGGTGCTCCGGATCGTCTGCTGAACCGCGACATCCAGATCAACCAGCATGTGGCCTCGCCGGCGGCCGGCGCCAAGTCCATCGCGTTCGGCGACTTCAGCTACTACAAGATCCGGGATGTGATGGCCCTGACGATGTTCCGCTTCAACGACTCGGCCTACGTGAAGAAGGGCCAGGTCGGTTTCCTGGCGTGGATGCGTACCGGCGGCAACCTGATCGATGTCGGCGGCGCGGTGAAGACCTTCCAGCACGGCGCCGCGGCGTAACCGTCCCCGTCCATCAACCACGCGGCGTCCCGGGAATGGGGCGCCGCCATGGAGCACGACATGGCAAAGAACAGCAGCAAGACCCCGCCCGCCGCCGCCGACAAGGTGGAAGATGGGCCGGCGCCTGCGGCCGAGGCTCCCGCCGCAACCGCGGGCAACACGCCGGCCGAGCCGCCCGCGCCGGAGCCGGAGCCGGCCGACCTGCAGGCTGCCGGCGATGGTGCGCCGGCGCCCGCCGACAGCGAGGGCGACGCAGGCGCACCGCCCGAAGGCGACGGCGACGATGCCCCGCCGCCGGCCGAGCCGGGCGAAACCGTCCCGGCCCTGGTACTGAGCGACAACCACCTGGGCAAGGTCGGACAGGTGGTGCAGGTGCCGGCCGCGCATGCGGAACAGCTGCGGCTCGGCGGCCTGATCGATACCCATCCGGCGGCCCTGGCCGGGAGGGACTGATGGCGCTCCGGCTCGTCACGGCCGCCACGGAGGATGGCGAGCCGGTATCCCTCCAGGAAGCCAAGCGGCATATTGTCGTCTTGCACGACGCCGACGACCTGCTGATCCGCGGGTTCATCACGGCGGCGCGTGAGGTCGTGGAGCAGCAAACCGGCTACGCGCTGGCGACGGCCACCTACGACTGGACGCCGGTGGGCACTGACCGCACTGAGCTGCCCATCGAGCCGGCGGAGGTCGTGAGCGGACCGGACGACTACCCGATCCGCATCACCACGAAGCCAGGGCCGGCGCCGGCGGCACTCAAGGCGGCCGTGCTGCTCCTGGCTGCTGACCTGTACGCCAACCGCGAGGCCGCCACCGAGGGGCTCTCCGAGAATCCGGCCGTGGATCGGCTGACGTTCCCCTATCGGAGGTTTCGCCCATGAGGCGCGCCGGCAAGTATCGCCACCGCATCACGCTGCAGGGGTGCCAGACCGTCCGTGATCCGCTCGGCGGCGATGCCAAGCAGTGGGTCGACTGGCGCCCAGACGTGCCGGCGGAGGTGGTGCCGCTGTCCGGCCGCGAGTTCATCGCCGCGCAGGCGGAGCATGGGCAGGTGGATGCGCGCATGGAGATCCCCTATCTGCCGGGCGTGCTGCCCACGATGAGGGTGCTGTTCGATGGGGCGGTCTACGCCATCCGGGCCGTTCTGCCGGATGCCACAGCGCGCCGCCACATCACGCTGATGGTGGATTCCGGGGTGTCCGATGGCTGAACGCATCGAGATCAAGGGGCTGGATGGCCTGCTGAGATCGCTGCGCGGCCTGCCGAAGGCTGTCCAGGGCAAGCCGCTGCAGGCCGGCATGCGCGCCGGCGGCAACCTGATCCGCGACGAAGCGCGGCGCAGGGCGCCAAAGGCATCCGGCGCGATGGCGCGCCAGATCGTCACCCGCCGTGCGAACGCCAAGAACCGGCGCAAGGCGGGAGTGGGTGACGGCGGGGAGTACTACACCGTCGGCGTGATGCTCGGCCAGCGGCGGAAGTACGCCAACACCAAGCGCAACCAGCGGATGCGCCGCGTCGGCAAGAGCTACCGCCCGGCAAGCGACGTGTACTACTGGCGCTTCAAGGAGTTCGGAACCAAGAAGATGGCTGCCGAGCCATTCCTGACGCCGGCCGGCGAGGCGAAGGGTCCGGAAGCGGCGCAAGTCGTGATCGACGCTACCCGCAAGGCCATCGACAAGTACACCAAGGAGACCGGCTGGCGATGATGGTTCCCCTGATCCAAAGCATCCTGCAGGAATCGCCCGCCGTGCGCGCGCAGCTAGGCGATCCGGTGCGGGCGTTTCCGGGCACCGCGCCCGCCGACACGCCCATGCCCTATGCCACCTGGGCGACGGTCCACGGCGCGCCGTCGGCCCAGCTGTCCGACCCGCCGCCGGCAGATGGCTGGCGGGTGCGGCTCACCGTCTGGGGCGCCACGTTGTCGGAAGCCAATGCGGCCGCCGTGGCGATCCGCGACGAGATCGAGCGGCGTGGGAGCATCGAGTCCTATAACCCGCCGCCGGACGACGACGAGACGGGCGCCTACGGCATCTCGTTCGACGCGCGCCTGCTGCAGCTGCGATAGCCCATCAACAACGGCAACCCATCGGCCCCGCAAGGGGCTTTTTTCATGCCCGGCGACGGGCACAACACAAGGAAATCCCTATGGGACAGGTCATCAAGTCCAAGCACTCCCAGCTGTTCGTCGCCGTCGCCGCGGCCGAGGTCATCAAGGTGACCCGCCTGCGCTCGGTCGGCTTCCCCGATGGTCAGGCGTCGGAGATCGACATCTCCGATTACGACGACGATTGGGATCAGTTCGTCGCCGGCCGTAAGCAGACCGGCAGCACCAGCATCGAGATCATCTACGACTCGGTGGACCACGAGAAGCTGGAAGAACTGCACAGCACCGGCGCCGTCGTGAACTGGCTGGTCACCGCGCCGCTGTCCGAGACGGCGGGCGTGGCAAAGCCGGATGCTGTCGGTGGCGTCATCACCCCGCCCACCACGGTCCTGTCCAAGCAGTTCGACGGCTTCGTGCAGAACTTCGCCGTCACCAGCCAGGACAACGATGTGTGGAAGGCCACCATCACCATCCGCGGCTCCGGCGCCGTCACCACGCACCGCCCGCCGGTCGGCCCGTAACCGACCCCAACGGCATGCACCTGGCCCGCCTCGGCGGGCCTTCTCTTTGGCAGACCGTGCGGAACCTCCGCGTGTTCGCCGTGCGCGGCCCGCACGGTCTGCCGCCACTACAAGGAAACGGCCATGAGCAAGACCAACGAAGCCACCGCCACCGCGGCGGCCCAAACCCCCATCACCAAGTCCCTGCTGCACACCTTCCAGGACCTGGGCATGTTCGCCTCCCCGGATGTGCGCCCGGAAACCATCGAGCTGAGCCCGGGCGTGACCGCCGAGTTCTGCGTGCGCGAACTGCCGGACGCCGAGTTCCGCAAGCTGTGGGCCGACGGCGACCGCGCCAAGCTGATCGCCGCCACCATCTGCGATGCCGACGGCAAGCCGATCATGACGGCGGAGGACGCCGCGCGGCTCAAGCCGCCGATTGCGACCAAGTTCCAGGACGTGGCGCTGAAACACGCTGGCTTCGGCGAGAAGGCGGCCGCGGCGGCGGAGCAGGCGGGAAACGCCTAAGCCGCAAGGGCGAGGAGTGGTTCTGGTGCGTCCTCTCCGTGACGTACCGCAGGCCGGTGCCAGAGCTGCGCGCCACGATGTCGCGGCGCCAGTTCCTGGAAATGTGGGAGTTCCACAAGCGGAACCCCATTGACCCGGTGAGCCTGCACCAGAAGCCCGCCGCGCTTGTGGCCTACACCGTCGCCGCACACAGCCCAGCCGGCACCAAACGCCAGCTGGACGACTACCTCAGCGCGCTGGTGCCCGTCCTGGACGAGGACGACGCGCAGGCATGGTTCGATTCCCTATGAGCGAGACCTTCGGGCGGTTCGCCGCCGTTCCCATTGGCCCGGCGCTGTCCGCGCGCGATAGCGGCCTGACCCTGGCCACCACGGCGGCGGCCGACATCAACCGCACCGCGCGGTCGGACATTCCCCAGGACGCCGGCACGGTGGGCGTGGAGTTCGCCGTATGGGGTGACGATGCCCTGCAGGCGGTTGTGGGCGTGGTCAACGCCGGCGCGTCGCTGTCGGCGGTGCTGGGCTCGGCCGGCGGCATCGGCTGGAACCTGGGCGCCGGCACGTTGCGGGTGGGCGGCGCCACGGTCGCTTCCGGCTTGCCGCTGGTGCTCAAGGGCGACATGGTGGGCGTGGAGCTGGTCATCGGCTCGCCCAACACGGTGCGGCTCTACCGCAATGGCGCGCTGGTGCACGCCGGCTCGGCGGCGCTCGCTGGGCCGCTGTACTTCGCCGCGTCCCTGGCCGCGAGCAAGGCTGGCGGGCTGCTCTTGGCGGTCAACGCAGGGCAGTGGGTGGCGAACAGCCCGGCGGCGGTGGCCGGCTGGCCGCTCCGGCGGGTTGGTCAGGCGGCCCCCGACCTCGCGGACAGCGACTTCCTGACCGCTCCGGGCGACACCCCGGCCAATGCGCGGTTCGAGGGGCTTCTGGCCGACGGCGTGACCATCCTGTCGGCGATGGACTTCTGGGCCTGGGGTGGCGGCGCGGTGCAAGCCGCGGCTGCCGACTGCATGGTCAACGACGCCGACGGGCTGCTGGACGCCCTGGCGCTGACCGGTGGAGCCGGGCAGGCGGTGTCCATCCGGCAGGGGCCAGCGGGCGGCATGCTCGCCGACACCGTGGCGGTGGGCCGGTTCGCGATCGATCGCGTGGAGATTGCCGGCGACGGCGACAAGCGGCTTTCGCTGCTGGACGCCCATACCGACCTGGACGAGCCCATCACCCGCGCGGTGTTCCTCCCGAACATCCCCGGCCTGGCCTGGAGTGCGCAGCCGGTGGTGATCGGCGCCGTGGCGAGCGTGCCGGCGCTGGGCGCCAACTCGGATGGTTCGGCGCTGTTCCTGGCTGACGGCCCGGTGCACGTCGCGGCGGTGATGGATCGCGGAGACCTGATGGAGCCGGGCACGTTCCAGCTCGCGCCGGTCGGGCAGCAGCTGTTGATGCAGTCGCCGCCGGTCGGGCCGGTGGTGGTCGACGTGTCCAGCATCGGCCCGGACCAGCAGCCGGCGACGCTGCGCCAGGCGCTGGGTGATGTGTTCGGCCGCATCGGCAAGGCGGCATGGGCCGCAGGCGACGCCAGCAGCATCGACACGGCGACCGGATACGCCGGGGTGGGGTACTACACCCGCGACGCTGCGACGGCGCGTACGGCGCTGGCGGCGATCCTGCCGAGCTACGGGGCCGGGATGTACCAGGCGCCGGATGGGGTGCTGCGCTTCGCCCGGGTGGTTGCCCCGGAATCGGTCGCGGTGCCGGCGTTCGAGCTGGGCGCGGCTGACTTGGCCGAGGATCTGATCGCACTGCTGGACGACGCGCCGAACCTGACTCGCCGGTTCGCCTACCGCCCGAACGCCCAGGCGCTGGGCGCGGCTGACCTGGTGACCGACGTGGTGGACGTGCCGCAGGCGCGCCGCGACGAGCTGACGGCGCTGTTCCGGGGGCAGGTCTACGCCGCTGGCCCGCTGCATCCGCACTACCGGCACGCCGATGTGGCCGCGCCGTTCGTGTCGCTGTTCTGGCGGCAAGAGGACGCGCAGGCCGAGGCCGACCGGATCGTGGGGCTGTACGCGGTGATGCGGCACTTCTACGTGCTGACGATCCGCGGCGACCAGCAGCTTGACGTGCAGCCCGGTCAGGTGGGGCGCATCACCTACCCGCGCTATGGGCTGGAGAGCGGCAAGAACGTGCTCGTGCGCAGCGTAGAGCGCAACCCGACCACGGGGGACGTGGTGCTCAACGTGTGGGGCTGAAATGCTGATCGGGTACGGAATGCCGGCGGTGCAGTCGGTGGCGCTGGTGGGCGGTAACTGGCTGACGGCCGACGCCGGCGCGGCGCTGTTCGACGGAAAGCCGGCGCGGCGCTCACGCATCGCACGGACCGGCGCGCTGTCGGTGAACATCACCCTGACCGCGGCCGTGGTGCCGCGTATCATCGCGGTGCTGGGCCTGAACCTGCCGGCGGGCGTCGCGGTGACCGCCGCCGGCGCCACCGGCACGACCGTGCAGTTGCCCGATGGCTCGGTGTCCGCCTGGCTGTTCCCGACCGGGGCCGCTTCGGTGTCGTCGGTGTCGGTGGAGATCGACACGCCGGCGATGACGGTGGAAATCGGTGAGATCGCCGTCCTGCGCGCTGTGGACGTGGGCATCGCCGACGGCTGGGCCGTGACCACCATCGACACCAGCGTGCACACGCGCACGAAGGGCGCGCAGCTGAACACGGTGGAAGGTCCGCGCTACCGGCGCTTCACCGGCAACCTCTCGGCGCGTCCGACCGACGTGGCGCATAACGGCGGCCTCGCTGGCGCGGATTGGGATGCGCTGGTGCTGGCACTGCAGGGGCGCCGCCGTGGCTGCATCGTGCCGGAGTACAGCCGGGCGAAGGGCGGCCCTATCGATCCGGTGCTGGCGGCGCGGTCGGCGATCTACGGAGCCGCGTCGAACACCTGGAGCGTGGAGAACGTGAGCGGCCGGTACTTCGCGGGCTACCTGGAGTTTGAGGAAGTGCCCGCGTAGGTGGCACCATCGCCCCACCAATGGAAAGGAGGGGGACATGCTCGAGGGAATCAAGGAGTTCAAAAGGGACGTGTACGGCGAGGCACCGCCACCCAGCGGCGGTTCCGCTTGGGCTGCAGTCCTGGTGGTCGTGGCGTTGATCTGCGGACTTGTCGGATTTTTCGGCCTCACGCAGGCGACCATGGGTGTTGGATTTGTCGGTCTCGGCCTGATGGCTGGCGTTCTTGCACGTATTGCCCAGGCGAGAGCACAACACAAAGCAGTAATGGCAGCACTGCGAAGTAGGTAGATGCTGAATTTCAAACAGAGCCCCGCAATGCGGGGCTTTTTTTATGCGGGTATTCCATGAGCCTCTATACGCTAACCGTCGATCTGCTCGCCAAGACTGGTAGTTTTCAGACCGATATGGGTAAAGCCGCGCGCGATGCCGATAAGGCAATGAGGCAGATCGAGGCGCGGGTAAATCGCATGGCTACCAGCGTCATGGGGAGCTTTGGCGGCTTGGCTGTTGGGCTCTCCGCTGGCGCAGTGTTCGCCACCTTTATCCGAAATACCATCGACGCGCAGAAAGAGCAGGCGCAACTCGAAGCGGTACTCAGGTCTACGGGTGAGGCTGCGGGCTTCAACAGCATGCAGCTGAACAAGATGGCCGACATGCTGGCTAAAACGACGACGCATAGCGCGGGCGAAATCACCAATGCCCAGACTCGGCTGCTTTCATATTCGAGCATCGTTGGTGAGCAGTTTCCGCGCGCGCTGCAGATGGCGATTGACCAATCTGTGCGACTCGGCGAGAACATTGAGCAGTCCGCAGAGACTATCGGCAAAGCTCTGGAAAAGCCGTCGGAAGGCGTGACGGCACTTACCAAGCAGGGATTCAAGTTCGAGGAATCTCAGAAGCGAGTGATGAAGCGCCTGGAGGAAACCGGGCGCTTGGCCGAATCGCAAAAGATCGTGCTCGATGTCATGGCGGAGTCCTACGACGGCGCCGCTCAGGCAGCGCGGGATACGTTCGGCGGCGCTTTGGTAGGGCTGAAGAACCAGCTAAATGACGTACTTACCGGGGACACCGGCGGCGAAGGGATAAAGGGGCTTACTGCAGCAGTTAATAATCTGACGGATCTGCTCGGAGACCCATCAACGAAAGATGGACTGGCGGCATTCGGCGAAGGCTTGGTGAATATCGCCGCGTTCGCTGCCGAGGCGACGGCAATGGTCGGGGGGCTGTGGGGAATTCTGTCCCAGGCTCGAAAGCCAATCGATCAGAAGTCGTATCAGGGCCTGTTGCAGGAACAGATGCGGCTTCAGGAGAGCATCGCCAACGACGAGGCCGGGCTAACTCCATCTTTTGGCCTTTCCAAGGCGCAGGAAGCGCAGCTTCTGCAGGACAAGCGAAATCGCCTGGCAGCAGTTGAAGCGCAGATGCGCTACGCAGAACTGATGGAGCGAGCCGCCGGCGTCAAGATCATCGATAACGGACAGGCTCTACCGGATTCGATGTTCAAAGACGGTAACAAGCCGTTGCCCAAGGTGCTGTCGCCCGAGGAGGAGCGCAAGCTCAAGGCCGCTCAGGTAGCATGGAAAAAGCAGCAGGAGCAGATCAAGAAGTACTCCGCCGAAGCGGCCATCGCTGCAGGCACCATGTCCGGTCCGCTGGACGAGGCGATGGCGAAGCACACCCAGCGCATGGCCGAACTCAACGAGGCCATGGGCAAGGGAAACATCCTGCAGGCCGACGCTGGCGTGCTGATGGCGCAGAGCGCGAAGGAGTACGCCCAGGTGGCTGCCGAGGTGGAGCGCGCCCAGCGTGCACCGCAGGCGCTGTTGACGAGCATGGAACAGGAGCTGCAACTACTTGGCATGGCCGGGCCGGCGCGCGAGTTGTACCGCCGGCAGCTGATGAACGAGTCCGACATGCGCGAGGAGATCAACCGCGCGATGGAGGCCGGCGCGAAGTTCAGCCAGGACGAGATCGACCAGCTGATGGCGCGCGCGCGGGCCTATGCGGGCGTGTCGATGCAGATGGAGGAGGCGGCGCGCGCGGCCGAGGACTGGCAGCAGGTCGCAGTGGACGCGGCCGGCGGCGTGGCCGACACCTTCGCCGACGTGTTCGCCGGGCAGATCAAGGGCGCGAAGGACTTTTTCTCCCAGCTGAAGGACGTGTTCAAGCGCGGGTGGTGGGATGTGGTGCGCACGACGCTGCAGCAGCAGTTCGTGAACCCGATCCAGAAGGCCATCCAGGGCATGCTCTCGGGGCAGGGCTTCGCGGCCTCCGGGACCGGCTATGCCGGGCTGGGCTCGACCATCGCCGGCGGCATTCTGCAGGGCGCTCAGCGTGCGGGCATCGGCGGGCTGGGTGTCGGCTCCACCATCGGCGCCGCGGCCGGCTCCATCGGCGGTTTCGGCAACAACGTGGCCGGCTTCGGCGGCTTCCAGGGCCAGGTATACGGCTTCGGGGGCGCAGCCGGCGCCGCTGGTGGTGCGGGCTCTGGCTTCGGCATGCCGCCGGGAATGGGCCTGTTCGGCAAGCCGCTGCTGACTGGCGAGTTCGCCGGTGGTCTGCCCTATGCCGGGGCTGCGCTTGGCCTGCTGGGCGCCTACTACGGGCTCACGCAGCGCGGTAGCGGGGGACTGTCCAGCGTACTGGCCGGCGCTTCCTACGGCGCGCTGGGGCTCGGCGTGGGTGGCGCCATCGCTGGCGGGCTGGGTGCCGTCGGCGCCGGCGTCGGGATCGGCGGCATTGGTGCTGGCGCGGCGGCAGGGGCGACCGGGGCCATGGGTGCCATCGGCGCCGCTTCCTGGGTGCCGGTCGTGGGCTGGGCGCTGGCCGCGGCCGCGGTGATCGACAAGATTTCCGGCGGCAAGGTGTTCGGCACCAAGTACAAGACCGACAGCAGCCAGCAGACCATTTCGGTGAGCGATGCCGGCGGCTTCGCTTCGGCCACGGCCGAGCAGAGCCGGCAAAAGGCGTTGTTCGGCGGCAAGAAGCGCCGGACCATCGACGTGGACCCCGGGCAGGAGGCCCGCGACGCTGCGGCCGGCCTGCACGAGGTCATGGCGGCCTACTCCAAGCAGCTCGGCGTGAGCCTGCGGCAGGAGGCGGCGGCGCTCGTTGGCGGCTCGTTCTCCCAGACCTTCGACAAGAGGGGCAACGTCACCGGGTCGCGCTCCACTGTGCTGGGGCGGACCTACGATGAGGACGCCGAAACCTTCCAGCGCCGGATCGCGGCGGAGCAGGCTATTGCCGCAGTTGGGAAGATCGACGGCCAGGCCAGCCGCATCGCCGAGGACTGGCGGAAGTCGGCGGAGCTGCTGGAGCAGGGCGCCAACTTCTTCGTCACCGCGGCGGTGGACGCGCGCAGCGGACTGGACCTGTGGAGCGGGATCGGGCTGTCCGCCCTGACCGACTACGTGGAGCGCATGCAGGCGGCCGACGAGCAGCTGGCGGCGGCCTACTCCCGTCTGGCCGGCACGGCGAAGTCCTACGGCACCCTGATGGCGGACATTGCCACGCAGGTGATGACGGCGGACCTGTCGGGCTACCAGCAGCAGGCGCTGAACATCGAGCGCACGTATCGGCAGCAGGTGAAGTCGGCCAACGACTACGCCAAGGCGCTCGGGCTGTCCGGCGCCCGGGCGGAGGACTTGGCGAAGATAGAAGAGCTGCGCGCGCTGCAGATGGGCAAGCTGCAGGCGCAGATCGAGGCCGACAAAAAGAGCATCAAGTACGGCCTGTCGATCAGCGACCTGTCCCCGCTGACGGACCAGGAGAAGCTCTCCGAGGCCATGCAGGCGCTCGCCGATGCTACGGCAAAGGGAGACAGCCAGACGGCGCAGCAGGCGGCACAGGCGGCGCTCGGCTTCGGCAGGAACCTGTACGCCAGCGGCAAGGACTACAACGACCTGTACGGCCGCGTCACGTCGATGATCGACGGCATGAAGCTGGGCGACCTGAAGCTGGAGGACGGAACCTCCATGGGGCAACTGGCCGATGCCATCGAGGCGCTACCGGAGCACTTCGGGAAGGCCATCTTCGAGGTGGCCGCCGGCGGCAAGGAGGCCCAGCAGGAGACCAACGCGAAGCTGGAGGAGCAGAACCAGCTCCTGCGCGAGCAGAAGGAACTGCTGCAGAAGCTGGTGGCGGTGACGCAGGGCGGGGTGTCGGTGCAGAAGCGCGAATCCCTCAACGCAACATTGAACGCGAGGTAAGACGTGCGACTTGTAACTCTGATCGACCTGGGCGCGGGTGCACTGCCCGCGCAGACGCCAGCTCCTGCGCGGTTCGCGCGCTGGTTCCCCGTCGTCCACCAGCCGGCGGTGGTCCCGCCTGTTGGTGGCGTGGGGAGCACGCCGGTTGCCGATGGCGTCTTGCTGGAATGGGAAGCCGTCGAGTCCGGTGGCGCTGTCGTGACCTACATCATCGAGCGTAGCCTGTCCGAGTCGGGGCCGTGGGAAGAGGTCACCCGGACCACGGAAACCCGCTACCTGTACAGCGATGGCACCGGCCAGACCTGGTACTTCCGGATCACGGCGACGGTGCGTGGTCAGGCTGGCGGCAGCGAGATCGTTGTGGGCACGCCGGAGCTGGTCGCGCGGCAGCGGGCGCTCGAGCAGGAAATCCTCGACCGCCTGGCTGGCGACTTCGCCGCAGTGGCCGAGGCCGTGGCGGACGCCCGCGCCTACACCGACACCCAGGTCGCGGCGCTGAACGGCATCCTGGAGGACATCGTAGGTGCCGACGAATGGGTGGCCGGGACGACGTACCCGAAGGGCGACTTCGTGCGGCATGAGGGCACGATGTATCGCGCCCTGGCCGAGAACACCGGTGTCGTACCGGGCAGCAATCCGTCGGTGTGGCAAGAGATCGGCGACTATACGTCCGTGGGCGATGCGCTGGCGGCAGCCATCAGCATGTCCATTCAGAATGCGTCCGATATCGCGGCGGAGTCGGTGCGCATTGACGGGGTCGTGGTGCGGATGCCGCCCGGAGCAGACCAGCTCGCGCGGTCCTCGCAGGTTGCCAGTGAGCAGCAGGCACGGATCGATGGGGACAACGTTCTGGGGCAGCGCATCGATACGGTGTCAGTGACTGCAGGCGATGCGCAATCCACCGCGGCGCAGGCAATCACGGCAGCGAACAATGCGGCGAGCGTAGCGGCCACGGCACAGACGGCAGCTAATGGCGCGCAATCCACTGCCTCCCAGGCGCTGGCAGCCGCGAACAACGCGGCAACAGTGGCCACGCAGGTTTCTCTACAGCTTGGGAAGGGAGACAACTTGTTCATTGATCCCGGTTTCGCCGCGCCGAACGCGATGGTTCGAGGCTGGGGTGAGACGGCGGTGTATTGGCAGCGCAACTTCAATCCGCAGTCATTTCGCCCTTTTGGCATCAACGTCTATGGCGCACAGCCAGCAGGGTTTCCGGTCGGCTGGTGGAACTACCTTGTTCCAACAAAGCTGACAAGAGTTAAACCAAACACCTGGTACATCGGTTCAATCTATTATGCAGCCCAGCGAACTGCCGCTGGCGTTGATGTGATTGTTTACGATCAGAACAACGCCAGCCTCCAAGAAGTCGGTAGCCCGCTTGCAGGGCACACGCCGTCTGATTGGAGCCAGCCTTCCGGCTATCGTCGCGCTTTCGTCAAGTTCAAGACTGGCGCTAATGCTGTCTATGCTGCCGTCAATGGTCGTGCTTATGGATCGAGCAGTGGTGATCCGTATGTGTTGTTCTTCTGGCCTCAGCTTGAAGAAGCAGCGGAGGCACAGACCGAGCCTACTCCTTACAAGGAGAGTGCCGCTGGAAACGCGGTGGCTACGCAGGCACTTTCGGTGGGAATTGACGGCGTCGATGGTCGGCTGAAGGCAAAGCAGACTCTGACGACCGACGTCAACGGCAACATCGCCGGTTATGTCAGCGAGAATGACGGCACGCGAAGCAGCTTCAGCATCCTCGCAACTGTCTTTCGGGTGATCTCAAGCCTGACCGGCATGGGGATGGAATGGCAGGATGGCTACCTTAGGATCTGGAGGTCTGCGGCGCAGCTGATCCTCGGCCATACCTTTGGCTCTGGGAACCTCGTCATGTGGTACGGACCCAACGTGGGAGCAGCCAACTGCACGAAAGCTAATGCAACGTTCTGGCTGGACACGTCTGGTGGTGCCTACTTCGGAGGGTCGCTCTCGGCTGGTGCGCTGAAGAATGCCGTGCAAACGACAACGACGGTCACGGTCGGAACGGAGTTGATCAATGGGCCATTCAACACCAACGGCAATGTGCGGGCGGTGACCATAAGCTTCGCCAGGAATACGGCGTATGTCAGCAATGCATCCGGCAGCGGCGGGTTCAGCGGAGGTGTGGGGGCCAACACTGCTACCGTGGCTGTGTATCGGCGCATCGGTAGCGCGGCTGAGACGTTATGGCAGACCCTGAACGTTTCTGGGGGCTTGGAGATACTCAACGAGCCGGATGCGCCGGATCGTGCGAACTCCTACTGGTCTGGGGCCATGACGGTCAACGATACGTCCCCTGCGGCCGATGCCGTGCGGTATCGCGCAGTGATCACTGCGTTCAATGCACAGGCCGTTGAACATCCAGGGACAATCAACAGCATCACCACTACCCAGAACCTCGCAATAGTCTCTGTGGAGAGTTGAAGAATGGAGAATGGATCAACAATGCAGATTACCGCTGCTGGGGATGTCGAGCGCGTGTTCGACGCGAGTAACCGTGACGTGCTGGTGGGCCGGCGGCTTGAGGTGTTCTTCGAGCCGCACGACGACGGCACGCCGAGCGTAAATGGGAAGTTGCTCTGGCATACCGAGTGGAGGCATTACACCGGAGACGTGCCGCGGGGTACGTCGCTGGGGCCGCGCATCGAGCGTACGATTGCGCAGGTGCTTGCCGGTGACTTCGGTGGTATCCCCGGACCTGCCGTTATTGGTGCTGTGAAGGCAGCCTACATCACGCATGCTGGCGAGGATCTTGGGATAGCGCCCCAAGAGGAGCCGGCGGCTGCAGAGTAGGGCTTTTCTTACCGCCCAATGCCGAGTAGGCCGAGTGCGCCGCCGGCACCGCGGCGCCATCATGGCCCGGCCAGCACCAGCGCGCCGACTGACAGTCCAGGCCGAACCTCGCCGGGCTCCCGCATGGATGCGGGAGCAGCTGGCGCCCGTGGACCTCACCGGGACGTGGTTCGCTACGTGCGCGGAGAGCGCTTGCCGGAGACGTGGCCGTGGTCCCGTACGTGCCACCGCCACGGGAGGTAGACCGCTTTGCTGATGCCGATGCGGGGGCTCACCACGGGGTCCACCGGTGGCGGTGTGCCGTCGCTCACGATGGAGACGCCCCGGTCCATGGTGACAAGGTCGGCACCGTCGAACGAGCGATCCAGGCCCATGGCCTGAGAGAGCTTCCCCGGCCCGCTGGCCAAGTCGCGGTCGCGCTTGGCAGCGGCCCGAGCCTCCCGCATCAGGTCAAGACCCGAGAGCGGCTCGGCGGCCCGCAGCAGCACCCCCGCGCCCTCGTCAATGTCGCCACACACGGCGTTGCTCCCCCAATGGATGCCGTAGGAGAAGTAGACGTAGAGGCGTCCCGGCGGGCCGAACATCGTCGCATTCCGGGGGGTCTTGCCGCGGTGCGAATGGGCGGCGGGGTCTTCGCGACCGGCGTAGGCCTCAACCTCGACTATACGGGCAGCTCTCCCGTCAGCGCGCACCAGGATCTTGTTCAGTAGTTCAGGCGCGACCGCGGTGGGATGCCTGCGGTAGAACTCGCGGGGCAGCGGGGTCCAGGGGCTACCCATTGATGCCGGCACGGTCGACCATCTCTCGCAGGCGGTCGAGCACGTACTCCTGCTGGTCATCGCGGACATCTCCACAGAGTCGCTCCGTCCGGTCCTCAAACTCCCGGTAGAACGTGTTCATGTCCAGGCGGAGCCTGGGTATCTCTGCTTCGATTTCCGCTAGCCGGTTCTCGATCGCCTGTTGGCTCAACATGGCAACCTCAAATGAAGCCTTGAAGGCTGGTCTGGACACGCAGGGTGACCAGCCACGAGGCAATCAGCTCGTGAATTGCATGCTCGTCCTCCGGGTACCGCCCGATGAGGCGGTCCTCGATCGCTCCTAGGACTGCATCCAGCTCTGGGCCGGCGCCGTGCTCGGACACCGCATGCTGCAGCTCGTTGAAGGCCAGGTCGTAGTCGGCTCGCTGGCTACTCAT